CTCCAATTGCCGGTACCTTACTTCATTGTACTTCTCTCCCAATGATTCGCCTCTTGTCTTCAAATAAGTTGACAACAAAGAACCGTTGGGTATCACTGATGACGCTATCATTCCTTCGGTTACTGCTCTTCTGTGTTGACCGGGAGTCAAGTGCAAACCATTTGATGTCTGTACGAATGATCCGAACAACATTTTCTTTATCGCTCTACAAAAATATATTCCTTCTCCGTCGAACATTATGTCTCTAGACAAGAAATCCATGTCGTGCATAGGTTTGATGGTTATGGGATCAGCTTTCAAACCTAGACCCCTCGTTCCTTTTCCATCTGTGTATATGCACGATAACCCAGCCGCCAATTGAGCTGACCATTTTTTGGCCACAATAATCAACACATCGTCTCCGGAAACTTGAGCGGAAAAGGATGCTTCTGGTACACAAGCTAATTCTGCTGCGAAAGCTATGTACGACATGACCCGTAGAGTGTTCCCGAACGTCGTTCGAGAAGGATGGCCAGACAATGTCGTTCCAACTACTGTAAAAGTGAGCCAATTGAGATATGTGTTCCGACTCCTTACCTTCATTCTGGTACGAGTTTGCAGCATAGCTTCCATCGTAAATGCCGCTGTGTTCTTGTCATACCCCATCCTGTTCATTATTCCTGGAACCACTGCTTCTATATATCGATTGTCGATCATTTTGAGTAAGTCTTCATGTTGATGTGCATCGTGGGATGATCCGTCCAACGATATGACCACAGTTTCACTGTACTCGCGTTTTATCCTTCTCCAGTGACCAGTTACGCGTTTGCCCAACTCGTCGTCGTTGAGTCCTGAAATGAACTGTGGCGCTCTTTTCTTCAGATGTTTAATCAAGTTGTAATTTACTGCTCCGACCAATACTTTTACTGCTCCACTCGGATTTGCTATGTTCCGATCTTTACCTGGTTTTTTCTGCAGAAATTGCGTCTCGTTTGTTTTTACGTTAAATTCATATGTTTTCCTTCCATATCCCGTGTCTAGCCAACTTTCATACGCTTTTTGATACATTCGAGCTTTTGGCCTATCGGGCATATGTGCTAGGTATTCTTCTACTGTGAAATAATCATCTATGGCTACATCACTGTG